GTGAATCTTGTGTTACAACAAGCTCCATCCAAAACAAAAAATGTCTCCACCTCAATATGAGGGGAGACATTTTAATTTGTTATGTAATAAATCATTGGCGTCCCAGGAGAGATTCGAACTCCCGACCCGTTATATAGGCGATGCAGTTTCGTTGTCTTATAACGCAAGCCCTGTCCGCAAGTTGAACGGTCGTTGATTACGGTCACTAGACCGATTGTAGCATAAGGGCGTATTTTGGCGCAAGTATTCCGTGTTTCTACCTATATTATGTCGCTTCTTAAAGAAAAAGAACGCCTATTAGGCGCCCTCTATTCGTTTTAGTTCTCCTGTTTCGTCTATCAATTCGTCAATTTGCTGTTTAAGCCGCATGTGGAGAACATGTATTCCTGCATCCTTCACCGCCTCACTTTCCGTATCCTTAAGTATTTCAAGGATTTCGATCTCAAGCATCGATTCAAACGCGATTTCAAACAGTTGTGATTCGCTCATGTTTAGCGCCTCCTTAGTTGGTATACTTTACTATATGCGCGGGACAAGGCGGAGATTACAGAAAGTTTACGAAGGACAAGACGAAATTTTAACGGACGTGCTGACAGGTTTCGGTAACTTAGTAATAAACTTGGCGTACCCGTCGCGTGTCTTAATGTAGTTCATCGAATGGTATCGCGGTAAGTTGAGTAAGTCCGTTTCGGTGAACGGGTAAAGCTCGCTCTCTAATTCGCGGAAATTCTTCTTATCACATCCGGCAATTAGCATATAGGATGCGTTAGCACTCCGGAGTTCTTCGCGAATATGCTTAATCTGATTCAGGTAATGGCACGATATGATCGGCTTAATATTAAACTTCGCAAGACGGCTGAGTTTGGACGTAATGAAGCGCTCAGTATTATCGACTTGGTAAAGTTCATCGACTATAACGTTCACCTTCGTCATTTTATCGCGGTCGCCTTTGTATTTATCCTTGCGAATCTGAGCCGCAAGCCATATCTTCGTAATCCAGTAAGTTGCGTACACGTCGCGCTCATTGTCCGTCATAAACATAGTCTCCGGCATCTTCAAGCAAATTAGCTGATTCTTCTGCATCTCTTCGACTAAATCAACGTTATACGCCGTCCCTTTCTTCAGCATCATCTCCATATACGGATTCGCCTTCAGCTTCGTTACTCGGTCGATAATCCCCGACACTAGGTTAAGTTTCGTTCCTTTTACCGCGCCCTCCTTATCTAAGTCGTCTAATTCGCGCAAACTATCCATAGACTCGCCTAAGAATTCGTACTGATCTTTCGGAACACGGTCGAGAAATGCGCTCCTTTTCGTATGATTCTGTAGTATTTCGAAAACGTCCCGTATGCTTCCGCCATTAATAAACGCGACATTTGCCGCGGACTGTAGATAGCGTTCCATTCGCGCAGAGAGTATCGTGTCGTCGGTATTGATCGAATTAACTAGCGTGTTCATTTGTGTAGTTTGTCTTTTCGCATTAGTATAGCGGTCAAATGGCGACTTAGCTTCGCGGATTTCGTTATAGCCGAGGCCTTGCATCGTTTCATATTCGCCACATTCTATGCGCAAGACTTTGTCAGGCGGAAATAGTTCGGCCACTTCTTCGCTTAACTCGCAATTACCAATATAATCGAAGATAATCGTACACTCGCCCGCTTTGATTGCGTCATAGGACAGATTCCCGATTAGAGTCGACTTCCCTGCGCGAGTTGGTCCGATTAAAATAAGCGACAAGTATCGAAACTCTTTGTCGTTCGTTAAATAGGCTGGCTGAGTCATTCCGCGGTAAATATTCTCGCCTATACGCATCACTCCTTTACGTAATTCCTCCGGCACTTGCGTCTCTTGCGTGTTCACCTTTTCGATAAAGTTGTAGCGTTCTAACGTTTCGCGACCTGGCAACGAAAAGAAATTCGACGCTTCCTCATCGCCCACTTTATTAACCTCCGCTCCTTTCACGCGATAATCTTCTAGTGCGAACTCCTTTCGGTACGGCTTCGGTTGGAGGCGGTTATCTCCCGCCACGGTATCAAATGACTGCGCGAGTGACTTAGCGTTATTTCTTTGGCGCAAAGGGTCGGACGATTCGGACATAACGATAATCTGCGTATCTAGTACGGTAGCGACCGCCTTGTTCGACGTGGAGCGACTTAATTGCTTGGCGCCACCATTCATGCGATCGAGCGCTGCTTCTAAGAGACTGACGGAATCTTGCGACTTCTTTTCGGGCGCCCCCGTTATAGATTCGAGTATGTTGTCCGCTAGATTGACGACCATCGCTAGGGCGGACTTTGCCAAGTAATTAACGCCAGTCTTGTCGCGGTCGAGCGGTCGCTTCTCTTTGAACTTGCGCACGGTAGCTTCGTACTTAGCGCGCCATGTGAACTGAGACGTCGGAAGGAAGTTGTAGTATAGCGCAACCTTATCGCCTTCCTCCAATACGTCAACTACGTTAAGGTTCGAGTTTAATAGATCGTTATTCTTGCGGTCAGTCTCGAGCGATAACGCATCTTCTTTCGCGTAGACTAGCTGATACTTCGTAGCGGTTTCGGATAAAAGCGGAACCTTTTCGCGTTCTGTTTCTTCTATTGTAATGTTCGACCATATATCGCCTAGCTTCTCCTTAATGATCGATAAGTGTTGGCGCGGTAAAATGAAATAGAAGGCGATCTTTTTCTTTTCGATATAGACGTAGTAGGCGACCTTGCCGGGCACGTCGAAGGAGTAGCGCGTACCTAGCAAGAACTCTCGCCCAAGTACGCGGATTGCCTTCGCCTCCTCACGCTTAATATTTTCGTGTATGTTGCGATAAAGGGCTGCGATTGTTTTGGCGAGCTTGTGCGTTGCGTTGTTGCGGATAGAGTTGTTCGGGATTAGTCGCAAGTAAACGTATTCCGGCTTGGTGACGTTGAAGTATTGCGAGAGTTTGAGCGATTTCATTTAAGCACCTCCGAATAAATATCGTAAACAAACGTAAGTCACCGGCAATAATCCGATGTATTTATTTGCGGGCGTGTATCCGACCACTCGCGCAATAATCAGCAATCCAGTTCCGATTAAGGTTGCGGAGTACAATACGTCCATTATCAGTTCGCCCACGCCCGCCAATGCTCCGATAATAATTTCCTTTGTCGTGGCCTTCGCGTTCTCTCTAATCGTTTCTTTTGCCCCTTCGATCATGACGTCACTTAGCGGACCCTTTCCGGTAAAGAGTGTCGCAAAGAATCCGCCACCCTCGCCCGACATTTCCGCCAATTCGTCAGCGACCGGAGTAGGGTCGAGCCATGATCCGTCAGAGTCGCGTAATCCGAAGTGTAAATGCGGGCCCGTCGAGTGTCCCGTATTGCCCGATAGACCGACCGTTTGACCTACGCCAACCTTATCGCCTACCCCCACAGAAACATCGCTCATATGTCCGTATATGGCGCGTGTGCCGTCGTCAAATCGTATCGACAAGCCTTTACCTATCGCCCCGCTTCCGTCATATACGCGATCGACTACACCTTCGGCAATTGCTCGAAGTTCGGTGCCTTCTGGCATGGCGAGGTCGATACCTTTGTGCGCATTACCTTGGCGGAATTCTTCGAGCGATCCGAAGGGCGATGATAGTACGAATTTCATTACATAGCACCTTCCATTTCTCTAAATACCGTATCCGCTTGGTCGAATATCCACGGCAACCCAAGTAATACGAGATAAATCATTACGTATTGAAGAACGTTTCTTTTTGCCGCGTCCATATCTCCGCTTCCGACTGACTTTATCGTGGCTGTTCCGCCTTTGAAGATAATGAACCATTTTCCGATATTTACCAGCTTCTGATAAAGTGGTTTAACATGTCGGTCTAAATCGCTCGCCGCTTCCGCTGTCGATGCGAAGTCAATCCCGCCAGCTACCGAGATAATAATGAATGTTCCCGCAACTTTGTACGCAATGTGGTGGCGTTCGAAGTGCGCCTTGAGTTTCCGCAAGATTTCGTCTTCCTTTTTATCGCGCGACATAAATTCGCTGATCGTGTAAGTTTTCATAATTATTTCGCTCCTTTTCGTGGTGTACTTGCATTATTTCGTGATGTCTCGCATAAATTGGCGTTGAGACCGACGTCAATTACTTTAGCCATTCTGCGCCCTATAGCAACATGCCCGCTAAATCGTCGCTAAACGCCTCTTCTTTCGGAGCCTCAAACGCTACTACCGCCTGAGTTTCCGCGTTTCCTCCTTCCATATCGCGCTGAATCAACCGCTTAACGTATGTCGCGAATCTTCCTTGTTTATCTGCGTAATTACTAAGCTTCACTTCGTACGGGTCCGCAAAGTTGAACGGTACCGACCGCATTCTCCGATTCTTCACGCATAAACCCTCCTCGCTATTTCGTAAAATCCGATGGCATTGGCGAAAACTGGCTCGATAACATGGTCGCCAATGATCGGCGTAAATACGTTGGCACGCTCAAAGTGTCGCGTTAAGTAAGGAGCTACGTCTTTTGCCGCCCCTCCTACGATCCTCACCGTATCATTGCGCCCCCATTTCTTAGAGGCTTCGGTAATAATCGCATTTGCCATCGACTCGATATCGCTCGACTTATTCGTGTTCATTCCGAACGTTAACGTAAATGTGTCGCGGTCAATGTAGCGCCCATCTAATAGCGTCGCTCCGTTAACCGTTCCGCTTCCTACGTCAATAATGCGGACTAGCCCTCGCTGTGGCTGGCACCAAAACGCCGATGCGCCCTCTGCCGCTACTTCTACGCGATTAATGTATATCGTCTTGGTGACGCCATTGACAGTAAATTCGCGAAGCCCCGATAATAACTGCTTAATCTTCGCCTTCTCTTCCGGTGTATGCGAGTCGATCGGCTGACCTACGACTATTTCGAAATCTGTTTCGTCTGTGTAGCGGTGGAGCGCCAACAGTATGCGGATTCTAACGTCTTCGTGCGCTTTGGTCACGCCCATCATTGAACGCTTAAACTCCGATTCATGTAACGCGAGAGTTCCGGCGAATCCTTTCTTGCCGTCTAATTCGAATTCCATATCGTCTTTACCGTGAGTCTGGCGTTGCTTTCTTACGCGATATTCGCCGAGTATTGATATGAAACGGTCGACTCCGTGTGGGCCTGCGATTTTAACTTCGTGATTACCTGCATCAATTCCGATTATCATATGCGCCTCCTTCTGTACTACCGTAGTATTACTTCCGCTTTGTTTTTCGAGGTTAGTAGTACCTGTGTAATACAATATATGGCTGGGCGGTTGTCTATGTTTCCATAAATTTTTAGAAAAATAGGAATAAGTTTTTAGAAAAGTGGAAAGGACTGTTGATACATAACGGAAGTACAAGGAGTGAATTATTTTGTTCGGATTAGGAAAATCGCGCAGTAAGTTAGGGAAGTGGTTAGATGCGAGAGGGATTTCGCAAACGTGGCTCGTTAAAAAGTCGGGAGTTAATAAGAATACAGTTAGCGACTTAGTTTCGAATAACGACCCGAAACATTCGCCAAATGTACGAACTATGAAGAAGATAATAAAAGCGCTACAGGAGATCGACCCTAACGTAAGGAGCGATAAGTTTTGGGATATATAACGAAGAAAAAGCCCTCCAACGCAGCTAAGCGAAAGAGGGCGTTTTTATTTATGCGGATTCTTTTACGTGTTGTTCGTTTTTCTTTCCGGATAGGACTGCAATAATATCGGAGATTCCGACCAAGATTAGTCCGGCAACCGCGGATGGGATTACCGTCCCGAGTGCGTAATACCAGCGATGTGGGTGAAGATCGTAGTAGTGCTTCATGTCCGCAGTTTCCGGCGTCTTCATAGTAAACGCCAACCATAACGCCGCAATCACGCCTATTATAACTATCGCCCACCCTACGACTGATAAAAACACTCTTCTCGATTCCATGTTATCTCCTCCGTTTTTTCATATTATTACTAATTTTACCTTACTTCTTAATATATGTATAGTCGAAAGTGCGCGTTAATATACGCACTTTCTCGTAAATTTACGTTTATTTTTCGTCTGAACGTGCCTTCTTCGATATGTCGTTGTTCTTCCAGTACGCCCAAAGCGACGTCGCGCCAAGGAATGTAAGCGAAATAAACTCGGCTAGACCTTCTTCATTTACGGGAATTGTTTCGTAACCTGCGAGCTGTAGTCCGCTATTAATTAGCGCGACAATTAGCAATACTAGGCGCGTTACTGTTCCGGCTGATATCTTACGCGTTTCCATTCGAAGCACCTCCGTTTTATTTTAAATACTGCGCGACCTTTGCGGCGGTTTCAAATCGGTTCTGTCCGCTTAGTAGCGTCACCTTTCCGCGTAGGCCATCCGCATCTCCGCCGACAACGAATAACTCTTTCGCGACTTGACTCTTAGATGCGACTGCTCTCGTATAGATTGGCGCGCCTAGTCGGTTAGCGAGCGATTCAGCTACGGGATAGTCCGCGAATGAATTGATTACGACTGCTTTTTCGTTCATGAATGGCTCCTCCTTTTTCGGCTGTGATTGCGGTTTTGACGCAGGCTTTTCTTCTTTATAAGTTACGCCAAAATAACGACATACCGCTCGGGCTGCCGCTTCTCCGCATTGCTTCTGAAATTGTGCGCTCTTTAATAGCGCCATATCTTGCACGTTCGTCATAAAGGCGTGCTCCATTAGTACCGCGACCATATTCGTCTCGCGCACTATATGAAAGTTCGTCCATGAGCCATGCTTTGACGGATGATTACCGCGATGCTTTGTACCGGTCGTTTTCGATAATTCGGCCGACCACATATCCGCAAAACGCTTGCCCGCTGACGATGTATGCCAATAAAACGCCCAATGACCGCGCGCATCTTTATTACTGTTGGCGTCCGCATGGAACGATAGTAATAGGTCGGCGCGTGCTTTATTCGCGTTTTTGGTACGCGTAGATAACGGAGTATCGGTTCCATTTAGCGGCTGCGTTAATAACACTCGGAATCCTTGACGCTCTAGCTCCGCCTTTGCGTGCTTGACTGCCGCGCTGTTGAACGTGAATTCCGCAAAGCCTGCGTGGCCTTTTGACGGTGGGTACGTATTAACGCCGTGCCCCGCATCTAACGCGATTAATTTCGTCATTATTTACCGTCTCCTTTCGTAAAGATTCGATCTTTAATCTCGACAACGTCGTCCTTAATCGCTTTTACCGTCGCAATAATAGCGATGTACTCCTTTTCGCGTTGGATATAACGATCCTCGCGTTGCTTACTGTCGTATAGAACGTAAATGACTAGCGCAACAAATAATCCGTACTCCTTTGCGATTTCGACTAACCATTCCACTATGCGCCCCCCTCTTTTAAGACTAGCGAAGGTTTATACCCGTCAATTTGCACCTTGTAGGCGGGAACATTTCCCCATATATCTTCGTCAATAAGGAAGAAAAAATGAAACGGCTCGTTCGCGACTATCTCTTTTCCTGAGTACGTTTGGACGATATTCCCTTCGTTATCTACGTTTACAAATAATTGTATCAATTTCATCCCTCCAGCCATGCTTTTAGTAATCGACCGTAACCTCTGCCGCCCTCTTCCGTATTTAGCATCAAATAGAAACCGCGCTGCTGTCCGGTCGGCGCGCCTAAGTCAATCGTCAATGTTACGGGATTGTCCGTTGCAACCGATTGACTCGTTTCGTATGTCGTTGTTTGCGCAAGGTCCGCGCCCCCTCCGCCAATCTCGCGGATAGTTATCTTGGAGCCGGTCGAAGAGTCTTCCGCATAGAGGACGACACGCACCTTCAAATATTTCGAGTCGTGTCGATAGAAGAACGCGTTACACTCTTGCGGAGATGTTGACGTCGTATTCCAATAGCGATTGACCGTGTTGACGCTCCCACTCGTAAATGGCGGACTAGTCGGCTGAATGGCGAATTCGTTCTGTAAGATTCCGTCATTAACTACGACATAGCCGTCAGGGCGTTCTATACTGAGCGCACCTTTTGCGATATAAAGACCGTCGCTATTCAATTGTACGTACTTATTCGCATCGACCGAATCTATCGCCATTAATGCGTTTCCGTCCCAATAAAAAAGATCGTCGTTTCCGACAATCTGAATATTGTTCGTTTTAATTTGTCCCGCGGTCAATAGCTCGGTTACGACTCCGTCCGGTGTTATCGCGTTAGGAAATGTCGTCCCTCCGTTAGTTGTCACGCCTAGACCCGCTGATCTTAACGCTACAAAGCGGTCAGGGTCGCTAGGATCACGCGCAACAATGCCCATGTTCGGCGGATATTCTAGCTCGGTCAGCGAGTTATTAAGCGCTTCTGTTGCGCGTCGGACAGCTTCGTCTAATACGTTAAGGCGTATCCTTTTCGTATTCTCATCGTATATCTTATCGAGCGTATTCTTCGTATGACGAATAGAAATATCGTAGGGCTTCTCGGAAATGGACGACAACGTAATCTTCGCCGAATCGTAACTCTCCGGATAATCTTCGATCTCCATTACGCGCGTCTTGATATCGACATTAAGCGGTTCGATAACAACGAAAACCTCGTCGCCCATTATCGGCTTCTTATCGCCAAATTCAACGAAATCTACCGTCAATGTCACCTCGTACGTGTCTTCAATCTGCGCCTGTAATTGCGCGTCAAGTACGCTCTGATCCGTTACGTTGTCGAGTATTAGTGGACGTGCGTGCAAGTCGCCGAATATATCCGCAAGAGGTGAGCGGTACTCCGACGTTATTAGATATTCGCCATCCTCGTTCTTGTTCGCGTAACCTCGAATGTATGTCGATAAGTTGCCGACCTTTACGCTGCGGACGAAGCTCTTTACGTTATGCGCATAGCGAATTTGAATATCTGTGGCGCGCGATACCTTACTGCGAATCCTGACGTCTGTGCCGACAATATCGAACTCAGCGCCGAACCTGTCGAGAATCTCCGTGAATAGCGCCAGCCCCGTATTATCTCCGAATGATTCGAACTTGCCGGTTCCGAACGAATCAATCACCGAGAAAGTGTAGTCAGATTTCGCGAATACATAGCCGAGTAAATGCGCAATTGTATACACACCCTCGCCGAGTTTGTCCTCCGCGTAAAAGTATTCGTCAATTAAATCGAAGAATTCGTGTTCGGCGGACACTTGCTTGATTGGGCGGTCGCGTATCGTGCGTTCATCTACGTCTTTGATGCGGTAACGAACGTCTTTGTATTCGATGATTGCGCGCTCAAGTACGTTAGGGAACGAATGAGAGTTGCGGTCGGTTTCGAGCAATAAAAAAGAGAGCGAACGTTGTCCGTTCACCCTCTCGCGTCTAGTTACGTTTGTATAGTCCGAAAGGTGCTCGACCTCTCCGGACAACGTGCGTATAATCAAGTTGCGCCACCTCCGTTTCTGTTGCGCAGAAATAATTTAATTCTTAATTCCGTTTAGTGCGCAGTATTCTCCAACTGTGAATTAAAAGTCTGTTCCAATTGTTCTTTGTGCGCCCGTGACTTCAAGTGTGCTCGAATCAACATTTAATTCATAATAATTATTATTCATAAAAATAATTTCACGTTCGTTCACAACGCCTGTGTATAATAATGAATTAGAAGCATTATAAAGTTTATTTCCTTTTACTATATTTGTTGAGATATCATTTCGGATCATTGACTTTAGAGGTGCAACGGAAGGATTCATGATAAAAGTATTATTCTCAAAAACATTATAATTCGTTTCTTCTCCAGCATTACCAAACCACATACCGTGTGCATTCGGCACGGTGGTAGCTTGTTCATCAATGAACCGATTATTTTTAATTGACCCGTATTTCGCTTTTCTGCCATCTATATAAAAAGAGATGGTTAGCGGATTATCAGGATTAGTTTGCCACTCTGCACAATTAACAAACTCGTTGTCTTCCACTTTTGTTTCTAGTGAATTATTCATAAAGATAATTCCAGATTTTTGGAATGTAACCGTATTAGAGGAGGAAGGAATTTGTCCTTTTGACTCTCTAAATTTAGAAAAATACCTTGATAATTCAGAATCCCAAGTATAGTAAGCTTCCACATTCTTTTGTCCGCAATTTCGGAATGTATTCCCTTTAACTTGGATGTTTCTACCACGACAAGCAAAAGCGTTTGAACAATTTTCTAATGTATTCCTATTAATTTTTATATCACGAATAGAATTTGGAGAACCTGCGACTGCTTCAAAGTTAGAAGATGAAATCGCAAATAAAGGGATGTTTTTGAATACATTATCTTCAATGACTACGTTTGAAATATTTGTCGCTGTACTATTTTCGTAATGAATCCAAATAGCCCCAAAGTAACTATTTGATACCGTTGGGTTAGTATTAAAGTGTGCCTCTTCAAAAGTGTTATTTCGGATTTTAATATTCTTCGAGTCACCCTCTATGTGAATATGCTTGTTAGACGTTCGTAAAAATTGATTATCCTCAATAGTGAAATTTTCACAATTTTTTAAGACTAATGCATTATCATAAGCATTATGGTTATTTGTATCCGCATATATCTTAGTGTTTTTGATAATTATATCTTTACAGTTTGCAAAACGTAGCATCGTGCCACTATCACCTGTTTTGGTATTGTTAAATAGACTGGCTACTTTATTACCATCAATAATTAAACCTACAACACCTTCGAAATCGACTACTCCATTTGCAGCTACGTAGTACGATCCATCCCCCAAGTTAACCCTTCCTATTTGAAATGCATCAACAATCCCTTGAGAATCATCAGTTATTCCGTCACCTATAGCCCCGAATTCCTTTGGTGATTTAAACGACTCGTTTCTTTTATTTAACTTCTCTGTGTCGTCCATAGTTTGTGCCAACTGTGCATCACTGTCGTCTAATCTATCGCGCAGAACTCCGAACCCTCCGCGAGAATCCACGACCTCACTCGGCTGCTCTACTTCGTTAATCAACGTATCAACGCGGTCTTTATGCTCGCTCAACGCATTATCTACGCGCTGTTTTTCCGTCACTAAGTCCGTTTCGATATTCTTGAAATTATCGTTCAACGCGTTTCTATAGTCACGGTCTAACTTAACGCCTAATTGTTTGTACGGATATTTCGCCATCCGCGCACCTCCTTCGTAAAATAAAAAGAACGCCCAAAACCGTTAGGTCAGAGCGTTCTGAATCGAAAATCAAACGTTATTTCAAAGCTTCCGTCCGTGCCCGCCAATTCGAAGTCGTTCGCGCCAGGTTCGAGCGTAATTAGGCGGTGGTTCGTGTCGCGGAAAATAGAAACGGAGTTCTTCGTCGAGCGCACACCGTCTAGCTGAATAACATCGCCTGCCACGGTCGCTCCTTCGTACGTCCATTCGTCGCCGGTCGTCACGTTGCGTATGGTCAAGCCGTCCGATGCGCCAAGGTACGTGATGACTAGCGGACTATTGCGTGGGTCTATTGTGACGTCACCCGCGTTGTATAGCGTGAATTCCGTGGCGTCTCTGGCCGTGTATACCGTCTTTTCCGTTACCATTAGTTCGCTCCATGTCGACATAGATGCGCCTCCTTCCGTGTGTTACGTCTGCTTCCTTGTAAAGAAAATCTCCATTGAAGACAGGAAAAATAGATAAATAAGTCCCATACCTGCTTCCATGATTTCTGAGTCAGTCAAAGGTGCGTCTACCCCCATTCCATCTCCGTAGTCAACAGGCCGTACAATCTCACTGATATATGATAATGTTTGCGGAGTATGAGGGTTCGTCTGATCCTGCATGTAATATCTTGCTAATCCCGCAGAGCTAGGAGTGCCCCATCTTTTGATAGGCTCAGACGTATGCAACTCCCACGCTTTGATTACTGAGTCGCGTAGCGTGTACGTCGCTCCTTGCCCGTTACCTAGTATATACAGCAAGTCATCGCTGCCTTCCATTCCATTACGCATCAAATGAATATCCAAAAATGCAAAAGGTTTCATGCTATCCATTACGCTTTTGACATGTTGCGATTCAGCTTGCGTAAAAATGTCAAAATCCTGGTTCAAATCTACATCGTTTGAATTATACCTTCCTTCTACATCTGAGACCGTACTCGGTTGAGTATCGTACCCATACGGGTTTACTACGGGAATATAGGCAATGTGAAACATTGATAATAGTTTCGATCTAAAGGCCTTATCGGGAAACGTATTGTCTCTCAACTCTTCCATAAAGCGCATACTAAAGCTAGTCCCTTGCCATTCGGTTCCATGTAGAGATGCTTCAACAAGAATTGTCGGTTTATCAAAATTACCCATCTCAATACAATACATGTCATAAATTCCACTTGCATCTTTGCCAATATTTGTGACATTATCAAATTGATTTATCCTCAGTATGACGTCATCATATCCTTCATATGACACACTACCACCAAATTTATAAGGTATTCTTTTAATTCCCATCTTCGCTTACCCCTCGATAATCCTATAGACTACTTTGACGGTGACTACATCTGCAATATCAGGTGTGCCGCTAGTATGCCTAAAACCAAGACGTCCTCCATCCGCAAGAACAATAGGGGATTTTAAATTAAACTTATAGTCGTTAGCACCACTATCATACGCGACTACGTCAAAATTAGGATGTCCATCTTCCGAGATGCGTATGGGTGTCGCATGGTATCTCGATCCGGTTTTAATTGTGTGAAACAATTGTCCCGTGTAATTATTAGACGACACTACTCCTGCGTTATGCAAAGTAGGATAGACGCCAGTCGAGTTCGTTGCATATTCCATAAAGTCTATGATTACTTTCTTTCCTTGTTCATCAAATAGAACAACGTCACCCGCGTCAAAAGTCTCATTATGCATTGTTTGGTACACAGTCTCTTCCGACTTTACCGAAGGTACCCAGTCACCGTTTTTATCCTTAACATAATTTCTTGATTCGATGAATCGTTCGGCTAACTTAGCTAATAACGCCATTTTATATCACCACCCTGTTTATACTTAAAAGATTTCCCTCTGTATCAAAATTGAAAGTTGATTCGATTGTTTTGCCATCTTTTTCTTCTAATGATTTAACAAGTCGCCCATTCTCATATTCATAAGTAGTAACGCCTACTGGGGTTTCTTCCGTCATTAAGTTTCCCTCTGCATCATAAGTAAGGATCGTATCGCCTTGTAACGTCATTTCTTCTACAATTTGCGCCAATCCCGCGTCAATCTTCCCAAAGTTTTCCGCAAGGGTTGTATCTACTTCCATATCTATATCGTTACGATTCGGTTTATAAAGACCGTAATTCGACGTATATTCCGCCATTATAATTCACTCCATTTCTTATCACCGATGTCGCGCCACGTAGTAGCGTATTCTACAGTCATACTCATATCTTCGGTCAGTCCTTGCCCGACCTGCCACGTTTCATCTTCGAAAGTAAATAAGTCGAGCGTCGTTCCGATTGATTCCGCATAAGATGACGAACTAACAAACGACAAAGTAAAAGCGCCGACCGACCCGATTCTTTCCGGATCAAACGACGCTCCTAGCTCGACTTTCCAACGCTTGGCGGGCTCTGCGTCCGACACTAAGTAGAACTCTTCTTCGCGGTATAAAGAACGGAATAGCTCATTACGTAATAACGCGTAGTCCGTATTATCAGCCGCATAAAACTCGCACACCGTCTTTATTGTTCGGTCGCCGTAATCCTTGCCCAAGCGGACGGAGCCTGCGCGCCCTGGAATCCTTTCGCGATAGATAATTGGATCAGGTGCGCTTATAATAAAAGAACGCACCAATACGGAGAGGTCGTCCGCCATATTAACTGTCGACCCATCTTCGTAAATAATGCGAAAGTTATTCGTTGTTTTCGGTATCATTTGCTACCTCCGTTTCTCTCCGCGAATCCGTAGTTGAGCGTCAAAGTCGTGCGCTTGTATGCCACTTACTTCTCGCTCTACCAACCGTCCTAATTCGCGCGAATCCATAACGAGACTCTTGTCGCCAGTTTCACGAATAGCCGACTCGATATTACGTAATAGTCCGAGCATTTCCGGCGAGTAGTCGGATGTCGTTCCGCCATCTTTCGGAGATTGTCCGCTTTGGAACATACGGAACAGATTCGCCTGCTGACCCTCCGTTAATACCATTTCATTACGCAATAAACGGACGTCTACTTCGTTGTGCATTGGCGGATTATCACGCATTATACTTGCGCCTGTTCCGCCGGAATGAAGCTTCGGAATGTCCGCAAGTGTTCCGGATTGCTTACCGATGAGTCCGCCTTGATGATACTTAATTCCGTATTTACCTAGCGTCTGTTCCTTTATGTTAAGCGTCTTAGATACCGGCCTAGACATGCGCGCCTCTAATGCTGCGAGCGTGCCTCCGTCCGTTACGTTGATTCGCTTGAGATAATCCTTAACGCTCAAAGAATCGTCGAGCTTCTTCGCCTGTAGATAGCCTTCGTAAATACGGTCGTTTACCGTGTCTTGTGCGCCGTTTATTTCGTTAATCTTTCCGCGCGTAGTCTCAAGCTTACGTATGTTCTCTTGGCGCCTAGAAATTTCGTTATCAACGTCCGCATTAAGTCCGCCTTGCTCTTCTTGGAGCTTGCGAAGTTTATCGATAGATTCCTGTTCTTTACCGATAGCTTCGTTTATCTTCTCAACACCGTCTCCTTTTGCGTCGTTGATTCCGACTTGTTGCAGGAGCATTTCGACCATTTTTTCGTCTATTACCTCGAGTTTGGCGAGTTCTTCGTCGTTAAGAGCGATCTTGGTGCGAAGCTCTTTCGCTTGTTCTTGTAGCTTCGATAGACGTTCAACTTCGTTACCGTGTAGGATAGATTGGAGGTCTTTTTCCTCTTCAACCAACCGCAAAAAGTCTTCCTTCGTAGTAACTCCGTTGTTTATTTCTTCCGTAATATCCTGCAATCGCGCGTGTATCTCCGCCTCGGATAGCTCCCTCAGTTCGAGGATACGGTTGATACTTCCCTCGCGTTGTTCCGCCTTTACTAACAATTCTTCGTTCTCTTTGCGCAAATCTTTCTCGTTCTCCAGCGCCTTTAACCGCTCAATCTGCAACTCTTCCCACGCCATATCGCGCAAGGATTGAATATATTCGCGGACGGAGTCGGTCGCCCCAACTATCGCGCTTCCTTTGTCGGTGAATGTACGCTCAACGGTCGGAGATTGGTCGATAATATCGTTATTAAGTCCGAGCATTTCGGATAATTCTTCGTTAGTAAGACCGCTCTTTTCGCGTAGCCCTTCGTACTCATCCTTGAGCGCCGCCACCTTTTCGGGGTCCTGCTCGCGATTAAGTTCCGCTTGAATGTCGAGTAAGCGTCCGAACTCATCGACGGTTAGATGCGCCTTATCGCGCAACTCGTCGAATCGGCTGACGTTCGTTTCGAGTGTGTCCGCTTGTTCGTTTAATGCGTCTACTGTTTCGAGGCTGACGTCGTGGAGCTTTCCATTTGCTTCGTAAAATGCGTATGCCGCTGCTGCCGCCAAAGATAAGCCGATAATGACCCATCCCGTCGGACCCATCGCTAGGTATAGCCCCTTTAACGCGACACTTAGCTTCACTATCGTAGTTGCGGCAAGTGCGACCCCTGACGCCACGCCCGCCATTTTTAAGCCTAGTGCGACGGTGGATGCGTCCATCTCTCCGAATACGCGTACGATGTCGGTGCCTCGGTCGACGATTTCGCGTACAACCGGCAGGAATTCGCGCCCTACGGATATACCGACTTCGGATAATGCGGACTGGAACGCTTTGAAGGCGCCGTTTACCGTGTCGTTCTGTATAGTCGCCATTTCTTCGGCTGCTCCCGCTGAGTTACGTAACCCTTCCGAATAGTCCGCAAGACCGTCCTCCCCGACTTCTAATAACGCAAGGAATCCGCTCGCTGCTTCGGTGCCTACGAGTTGTGCGACAGTTTGCGTCTTTTGTGCTTCCGTCATCCCGTCGAGTTTGGACGCAACGTGTCCGATTAGTTCCGGAAGTGGTTTAAGTGCGCCGTCAGCGTCAGTTACTTTTATACCGAGTTCATCCATCGCTTTGATCGTCTGACCGGTCGGATTTGTGAGCGATAATAGTGCCGCTCTGAGCGCCGTACCGGCTTGCGATCCTTGAATACCTGCGTCACTCATTTTCGCCACGGCTGCGGCGGTTTCTTCGATATCGAGTCCGAGCGCGTTCGCAATAGGAGCGACATACTTCATCGCCTCTCCAAGCTGAGGCAGGTCTGTGTTTGCGCTCGACATTGTCGCAACCAATACGTCGACTGCGCGCCCTGTTTCGTCTGCTGACATACCGAATCCCGTAAGTATATTCGATACGATATCACTAGAGCGCCCTAAATCGACTTGCGCGGCCGACGCTAAGTTAAGTACGCCCGGCATTGACGCGATAATTTCGTTAACTTCGAATCCCGCCATCGCTAAAAAATTCATACCCTCTGCCGCTTCACTTGCACTAAATTGTGTTGTTGCGCCGAGGTCTCTTGCGGTCTGCTCGAGTGCTTGAAATTGTTCGTCTGTTGCGCCCGACACCGCTTTAACGCGAGCCATCGCCTGTTCAAAATCCGCGGCTAGCTTTACGGAGGTGCCTATCCCAGCTACAACGGCAGTTCCTACGGCTAGACTCGCCTTCTGAATCGCATCAATCGACTTCTTGAAATCGTCCGACTTCTTCGCGCTTTTACTCATCTCGTCGCGCGCTTCTTGCATGCCTCGCTTGAAGGCTGCATTTTCCAAAGTAAGACGTGCACGTATCTCACCTGCATTTGCCATACGCATTTCTCCTTTCGTAAAATCAATCGTTACCTTTTATTTCCGCCCCTCTGCGTCAATGCCCGCAACTCCTCGAACTTGTCGCGATCAAATCCGCTAGGCGCTTTTATTCCCGCGTCCTTTAGTAACGCTCTTCTGTATCGGCTATAATCCTCATCTGCCATCTTACGTCCATTCGCGGCTACTCTTTCTTGTATCGAAGTTAATCGTTGTTGAGCTTCTACGCGGTTCTTGGCATCAATTAAATCCGGCAAATCTACGAGGTAATATTCGGTTTCTATTTCGAACTGTGTTTTTCCGAGAATGACGGCGGCATCTCTGAGCCAGTCGTCCATTGAATACTTCGCCTCTTGTTCGCCCCCTACTTCGGTTCGTTCGCCTGTTCCGGTAGAAGGCTTCTGACGTTTTTTACCGTCTCAGCGAAATTGTTTTTCTTTGCGGTTAATACAATGTAATCGATCACTTCCGTAATTCCGGCGTTCTCTTTTAGATAATCTGCGTCGGTGTCGGACAAAGCCGCAACAACGTCATACGCTTCTTCTAATGCGATATCGAACGCAGCAAGCGCCGTTTCAAAGTATTTCTCTTTTGGCGTCATCATTAACGTAAATGTGAGCCCCGGTATCTGATTCAAAATGCCGTCTAGCTTCTTGTATTTCGCATAAGTTAGTTTCGGTATCTCCGATTTGTTGTCGCCCAATTGGACGTAGCCTTTGTTAAACGCGAGTCTGAGCGCATCTTTAATCGCCATAGTCCGCCTCCTTATAAATAAAAAGGACGCCACTAAGAGCGCCCAATCAATGCGTTATGCTGTTGCTGTTTCGTCACCTAAGATATATAGAGCGCCGTCTGCATCCAAATCAGGAAACGCGGTGAAGGTGATGTTGGAGACTCGTTCCGAATCCGAATCATACGTATATTGCGGATCAGTAATAACGCCCGCAAGTGGAATCGTTACCCAATCGTTCGCCGTTGTTCCAGCGCTAGTCGGCTTAATGATGAGCTTCTTCGCCGCCCCAAGTAAATCGAAGCCCGCTTGTGATTTGACGGTAATTTTCTTCTTATCCGAGTCTGTCGCATCCTCTACGTAATCGCTGTTCGGAATTACTGCCGACAACTTCTCTAGGTCGTGTAGCGCAAAGGGGACCGTTACTTGCGCTGTTCCGCCTTTCGTAATCGACTTAACGATTGTGTCTCCGTATTGATCTACTGTCGTATCTTGTTTAGATGTCGTTGCTTGGAACTGAATTCCGCCTTTTGTGATATCGAATATTACTACGTCCACGCCATCGCCATATTCAACGGTAGCGGGTCCGATAGGTACGTTAATTCCTGCCATTTAATTCGCCTCCTCTTAATTGTGCGGAGCTGGACGTATGACGACGTTAAAATTCATTGAATAGATCGGTCGGTCATTCGCGTCTGCTCCAATATAAAAAGGCGCAGAGCCTAGCGGTCTAATAATAACCACGGACTCTTCGCCGATTGTAACGTCTCTTTTATTCGCTAATGCGTCGAATATTTCGTATGCTTTCGCTTCAGTAGCGCCGTCTCCGTTCACTTCTCCGCGCACAAGCACTTGAAACGACGGTTGCTTCTTGCCGGTCCATTCGTCAACACCGCTCCCAGGCTGAATCGCTACTATTGCGCAAGCGTTCGGAACGTACTGGGAGTCAAGCGGAAACTTATTTGGATAGTATTGAAAATTGACTGCGCTTTTTATATACGTAATTAAATCGAGTATCTTCAATCTAACGCCCCCTTAATGCTTTCCGCGATCATCTTTAAGTAGCGATCCTTTTCGCCTTCTAGCGGCCTTTGCAGATATTTCGCTCCGACCTTGTAGCCGTCTGTTCCTGGCGATCCCGACGAAATTGGTCCGAGTGATTCCATATACTCGTGCGTCCATAAGGCGTAATTGAATCGCCCGTAGCCTGACGAATGCTCTATTGCACTAAACGAAACTTCTCCGACCAGTCCGCCCGACTTACTAACGGTCTTCTCGACTTGTTGGCGAAGATTCCCGCTTTTAATGGGCGCAATATTTGAAGAGATGCGCGCCAAGTCGTCTGTTGCGTCGTGGAGGGCGGTTCTTGCGCTCTTTTGCGTGGCTTTGTCTTTCACGTCAAGATGCGAAAACAGTCCGCTATAATCCCATTCGAAAGAATCGCTCATATAAAAACCTCCGTAATTAACGGCTTCCCATTCATACGCTTTACGTTGATTTCCTTCGGCTTACGCGTTATGGTTTCTCCGAGTTCGTTCGTAAAGCTAATCTCGTCCGTATATCGGATGTCCGCGAGCTTATCGAATAGAATCTTCGCCCTTGCTATCGCCGTCTCTGACTCGCTTAGACCGCCACTCAATTGCTGTACGACTTGCGATCCTTCGTTAATACTGCACTTAAGCGCAAAAGTTTCGGCGGGCAATGAGTTTCCCCAATCGTCGACCCCGCCTTCTCTCGCAACACTAACCTCTTGCTTCATCGGTACTAGCGCCATATTACATCACCGTCCATTTGACGGACCTCGAACCTAGCTTCGGTAAGTCTTCGTTCTCTTCCGCCTCATTAATGATGTCGTAGACTTCACGTGATATGAACGCCGACAACGCCATTCCGCCCGGAGTTTTGACGTTATTCTCTTTAAACGTAAATGACGCCACGCCCGTAACCGAGAACGACGCCACCCCATGCTGTTGCAACCGATTCGTGTCGTTAAATACCGTTGCCAATCCTGCGCAAAACTCGTATACTGCGTCGTCCGGAATCGTATGATTCGGAAACTCGGTTCGTAGCGTTCGATCAGCGACGTTTAATATCCGTTGTTTTTTCGTGTCCTCCGCTTCGAGCCAGTCCTCGTTATCAATAATGAACGACTCTACGTATACATCCGCGTCTCCTAAATTTACCGCCATATAAAGCCACCTCCGTTATTATTTCGCGGAGGGTTTACGCTTAACTGGCGCTTTCTTAGGCGCAGGTGTTGGCGCGGCCTCCTCCGCTTTTGGTTGTTCCGGTTTATCGATTCGAATTGCGTCAGTTAGTTTACCTAAAACGTCAATCTCACTCGACTTGTTCGTGGAATATTTTCCGTCAATAAACTGCTTTCTTTCTCCGCCAACATAGAACGCCAGCGTTTTAAATCGAGATTCATACTTTGCCATGATTTACGCGACACCTCCTAAAATACGAAAAGGCCCGCAAAAAGCAGGCCGTTAGATTATCCTAATTTCTTAATGCGAGCGTGCGCTTGCTCTTGTTCAAGAACTGACGTGTATTCACCTACGATTTGACCTTCGAAGTAGTCACCTTTCTTACCAAGGTATTCGTGAGTGAACGCAGATTCAGTAAGCGGGTGAATGCTGAAACGGTTAGCGTCCATGATGATTAACTCGTCAGCCGCTAGGTTGTTGTTAAGGACGATTTCCGCTTGTCCGAAGTCACTAATGAAGTGGTCTACTACCTGTCCGCGAGAGTTTTCAGATTGAGTTAAACGGATATCGGACTTCGCGAAGTTAGAGATAGCACGCTTTTGCTTCGCAGGAACTACGATCTTGAAGTTGCCGCCACCGCTGAATCCGCCTTTTTCGTAGATTGATTGCATTGAATCGTTAACCATTTCGTCAGTAAGAGCCGCACTAGCCGCGTCAGCTACGTTAGATTGGATGATGCTACGGATACCGCCCATTTGGCGAGTAAGACCGTCGCCTGATTCGAACTTAATACCGTTGATTAACGCTTTTTCTAATTGAAGCGCAAGCTCAAGCTGCTTCTTTTGCTTCTCGTATTCGTAAAGATCGTCAATACCGTAGTTAGAAACAACTGACGCGGTACGAGAGATCGATACTGTTTCGTCAAAGATTTGCGTGAAGTTAGACTTACGAGCGCGCGCCTTGAAACGAGCCTCACGTGCATCTGCGCCTTCCTTACCTTCGACGAATTGTACTTCTACTTTCGCGCCGTTAGAGATATCCGCCGCAGTAGTCCCAGCATACCCACGCTCAACCGTTAAGTCGTTCGTAGAAACTGCCGTAACTTTAAGTAATTCTTCGCCAATCTTTACGACATGTCCTGCACGGAATACCGCTCCGTCTGCGACTGTAATCGTTGTGTCTGCCTCTAATTTTGCGCCATTTACCGTGCTTTCGTCCGCATACATTTCATCCTCGAACCAAACGTGCTCGACTTGCGTAACTGGCGAGCTGAACCCGATAAGATTTAAGAATGGAGTTTGATGCGGGTTCAATAAAAGAATCTCATCTACTACTGATTCGCGTTTTCCTACTAATTCACCTGATAAAATTTTAGACATTTAATTTTCCCCCTAGTATTTGTTGTTTTTGGATAATAAAAAAGTCGCTACCTGTTGGCGCGACAATTTAACTTAATTCACGTTTTAATTTTGCGTATGCGATCTTGTCCTCGGGCTTACCTGAAAGTCTCGATTTCTCAGCGGCGTCCTTTAATAGTTGCTCCGCTGTCTTCTGCGACTTATTATCGCTTTGATTGCTCGGACCTCCGACTGTCTTCGGCTCTTTCTTTGCTTGCGCAAGTAAGAACGGTTTATTTTCAATCAGCGACTTAATTGCGTCCTCAACGCCTACGATCTTGCCGTCTTCAACTGTTACCGCGGATAAGTCAGACAACGCAATCGCATCGTCAATGTACGCAATGCTCGCTGCTTGCGCCTGTTTAATGAATTCGTTCGTAACCTTTTCGCGTTCAACTTGCGACTTGAATTCGTCTAACTGCTTCGCAAGTTCCGACTTCTCTTCCTCGAATTTCTTCGCTAACTCCTCTGCGCGCTCTTTCTCCGACAACTCTGCAAGGCGGCGTTCTTCCGCTTCCTTTTCGTATTGATCGGCTTTGGCGCGGATATCGTCATAATCGGAATACTTC